GGGTCGTTTTTCTTGGAGGCGAACTGGGTGAGGACCTGACGGGCCGCGAACTTACGCGGCTTCTGCGGGAGCATCACGGCGGCTCGATGACTGCCGTCGGGCGGCAGCACGATGACGCGCCCCGCGCGCCCCGCGGCCTTGAACTTCTGGGCCATCGCCTGCTTGCCCGCGAGCACTGCCCGCTTCCCGGCGCGGTGCTGAAGCGCGAGCCCCGCCGCACCCGCGACCGTAGTGCCGATCGCGACGTTGCGCACGAGGCGGATGTTGTCGGTCTTCTCGTTCCAGGTTTTCTCGCGGCGCTCCCGGCGACGGGAACCCGGAGCGTAGACGCGGGCCGAACGACCGCGGGCATCGCGCAAATCCCAACCGCGCTCGACGGGGTCGTTGAACTGGCGCAGGTGCTCGACGACGGCGTGGAGCATGATCGGCTTCAGCTTCGCAGCCGAAAAACCGAGGCGGCTTTCGACGGCGGCTTTGCCCCGGGCGAGTTTGCGCGAGAGCTTGTCGATCCGACCGCGGACGGGATCGCCGTCCGCAGTCCGGCGGGCGCCGCCAGCGGCGAGACCCGCGGCGTAGATCGGCAGACCGATCGCGGCCGTGGTGGCGGCCCGCTTGAACCACGGCTTTTTGTAGAACGGCTCCTTCACCTTGCGGCCCGCGGCGATGTCGCCGATGTCGCCCGCGGCCTGGCCGGCGCGGTTCACCCACGGGGTAATGCGGCTCGCCTTGCGATAATACGTGAGGGGGTTGTTGCTGACGGCGAACGTGCCGTCGCGGTATTTCTCCTGCTGGAACTGGGTGAGCGAGACCCGGGCGCCGAGGCTGCGGGTGCGGATCTGGGCGAGGACTTTTTTCACGGCGGGTTTGGTGACGTCGACCGGGGTGAGCACTTTGCGCCGCAGCACGTTCGCGCCAGCCTTCAGTTTCGAAGGGGCGTTTTTGACCGAGGCGGTCTGCTTGGGCGCCGCAGGGCGCGGGGCGGGCACGGCCGGTTTCACCCCATAGTCGAAGCTGTCGCCGCCCGTGTAACGGGTCGCCGGAACGGGGGCCGACGACGTCCGCAGATCGGAGACGTATTGCCGCTGGCGCAGATCCTGCCGGCGTTTGACGGCGCCCGGCCGCGTGTAGTGGTAGCGGTAGAAACCGGCCAGCGTGGCCGCCGCTCCGAGCCCGGCCCCGACCTTGCGGGCGAGCGAGGGCTTGTCTTTCTCGGCGGCGGGTTGACGGGCACGAAACTCCACGGTCTTCATACCGTGGGCAGGAACCGTCAACTCGGCGGCAAAATCGAACCGGGAGCTGGTCCGGCGTTGCCGGAGCCACTCTTTGAGTCGTTGGACCGTGGTCGCAACAAACTCCGCGCGCGGAACATTCCGACCCCGGTAGCCCTGACGGTAGGCGGCTTTCGCTTGCTCCAAACCGAGGTAGCCGAGCCCCACCTTGATCTCATCGAATCTGCCCGTTTGTTGGTCATATTGGTTCACGACGGCGACGAACTGCGACGCGCGGTTCGGACCGAGAAAAACATCCACCTGATCGCCGTCGGCCCCGAGGGTGCGGCGGATGTAGCCGTAGTGATAGGGCATCACGACCGACCACGGCCGGCCTTCCCTATCCTTCCCGCTTCGGACCGTGCCGCGGCGATTCTCGATCGAGATCGTGAGCCCGTGGAGCGCGATGCGCTCTTTCGGGTAGTTGCCGGCCTGCTTCTGGGCCTCAGTCGGACGGGCCATAGACTTCAACAGCCCCAACGGCTACGGGCGGCCTTGCCTCGCTCCCCGGTCCACCCGCGGCTGCGGGCGCAGAAACTTTTCTTGCGGGCCGCATCGGCGTCGGTCTTGGGGTTCGGGGCCGGGGCCTTGAGATTGCTGCCGGTGGCGCGGTTGTATTTCGCGCGGCCTTTGGCGGTGAGTCCGGCGCCGCGGGAGACGGGCAATTTCTCGCCGCGGCCCACGCTGAGGTTGGCCCGGCTGGAGAATTCCTGCACCCGGTAAGCCAACGCCGCCAATCGAGTGAACGAGCTCATGTTTCCTTGGCGGGCTTCGCTTCGGTCTTGGGCTTGCCGCCCGGGGCCGCCGGTGCGGCGGGCATGTTCGCCTTCACCGCCAGGGCTTGCACGGTCGGCACCACGGCCTCCGCCACTTCCGGAGCGAATTCGTAGACGGTGATGAGCACGTTGATCGCCTCCTCGCGCGGCAGCGTGCCGTTGGCGACGCTCTCGAGCAGGGTCACGAGATTCTTGACGCCACCGTCGCCGAGATCGGCGGCCGTGGGATTGACCTGCGGCGTGAGTGCCTGGGCCACCGCGGCGAGCTGGTCGGTCGCCCCCGGGAACCGGGCCGAGGCCACCATCTCCATCGGCACGCTCTGCTCGGCTGCCGCATCGCGCGTCATCGCGATCTCCTTGACGGTCTGCGTGAGCACCTCGTTGAAGTCGCGGCCGTTCTTGCCGGCGATTTCGCTGGCCGTCTTCAGGCCGTAGCTGAGCAACTGCAAATCCGCATCGGTATCGTAGCCGGTATCGGCCGTGAGCTGCGGGCCGAACTGCCAACGCCGGCCGCGCCAGTTCTTCGACGGCGGAATGAGCTTCGTCGCGATGCCGAGGTTGAGCACGTCGTCGATCGACGGGTCGAGCAACTTGTGGGTGAGAATCTCCTGGAAGCGCCCGAACGTGCGGTCGAGTTGCTGGGCCTCCAACCGCACCGTGGCGCCACCGAACTGCGCCATGTTGAAAAAGCCGTAGGGCACGTTGAGGCCCATCGCGATGTCGCGCAGCGCGGACTCGATGTATTGGATGAACGCGCCGCTGGGCCGGCTGCCCGTGTTGAACGGGGTGACGTCCTCATTCGGTTTCAGCCGGAGCAATTTGTTGGCCTCGACGGCCGACGTCGGGGTGCCGTTCGTGGCGACACCGTCGAACACGCCGGCACTGCCGTTGGCGCCGCGGCCCATCGGATCGGTCACGCGAATGACGCCCGCGATCGAGGCCGCCCACTTGGCGGCACCGCGCTCGAACGCGAACATCTCGTAGAGGTCGCGGGCTTGGGCGGTGATCGGGGCCAGCCAGGAAACGCTGCGATATTCGTCCGTGCGGAGCGGCTTGTGCAGGAACAGGAAATCGGCCGCGGGGATGGTATCCTCGAACACGTAGCGCGTGGATTTGCGCTCGAGCCGGTAGATGTCGTAGGCCGCGGGGGCACCCGTCACGGGGTCGACGTGGATGCCCTGCACCATTGTCTCGTCGGTCTGCGACGAGACTTTGTTCGGGTCGCCGATGCGGTCGGCTTCGATGGCCTGGAGCCGGAGCACCGCGCCCTGGCGCACCTTGCGGAAGCCGAAATCGCCGTCGCGCAGCATCGAGCGGAACGCCAGCTCGACCAGCATGCGGAAATTGTGCCGGCCCGTGAGGTCGGCCTGCGAGCGCATCCACTCGGCCACGTAGGCCTCGTATTCGGCGTCGACCTCGTCGTCGCCGGTCTGGGCCTGGTAGCGGATCTGGCCGCACACGTATTGCGAGACCCGGTCGAGGGCGCAGCGGATAACGGGCATGTTGCGCTCCAGGTCGCGCGCCTCCCAAATCATCTTCAGGCGATCCTGCGCCATGCGCGGAGTCTCGCTGCCGGCATTCTTCGCCATGCCGCCGCTGCTGCCGCGCTTCCCGTCGGGGTTGGCCGAATCGTAGCCGAAGAGGGCGAGCCGCTCGCGGGCGAGCGCCCGCTCCAGCGCGAGAGACGGCGCGACCGAAGCCAGGGCGCGCTCGACGAAATTGGGGCGGCGCGGGTTCACGGTTGCACCCCGCTGAAGTCGGCCCGGCCGTGGCGGACGAACGACGAGTTGGACCGGCCCTGCTGGATCTGCGTGGCGGCGGCAAGACGGGTCCGCATCTCGGCCGTGCTGCGGGCATACGAGCGCGCACCCTCCGTCTGAGCGTTGAACGGATTGCGCACCTGGGTCTTCAGCCAGGTGACTTCCTCGGTCAACTCCTCGTCGGTGTAGCTATCGTAGATTTGCAGCCACTCGTCCATTGCGAGGGCGCGAAGCGTCAACCCACGACATCGGCCAACACGGGCTCCAGGATGCGGCGGACCTCGGCACGCAGGGCGGGCGTGAACTTCTCCGCCGCGGCCAAATAGTCGCGGGCATACTGGCGGGTCTGCTCCAGAATCGTAGCCCGACCGGTGTCAGCCGGCTCGGCCCGATACTTGGCGGCGGACTTGCGCAGCTCCTCGCGCAACGCGCGGGTCGACAGATCGCTCTCGACGGCCTTGGCGATCCAGTAATCGTGCTGGGCCTCCGGGGCGCGACCGACGATTTCGGCCGCGTTCGAGAAGGTCAACTTCTCCCGACGTCGGGAGAGCGGCAGCTTCATGCAGACGTATTTCGCATTGGTGAGCGTCTGCACCGAGAGCCCGGTCTGCGCGGCGAACTTCTCGTAGAGCCCGTCGGGCACCCGCTTGCCCCAGACCGAGTCGTGGTAGTTGTCGAGGCCGTAGGCGAGGAAGTCGCCGATGATCCAGGTGGCCGACCCCACCAGCTCGGCGACTTGCCGGCCGATCGCCGCCCACTCCTCGACCTTCAACCCCGCCGGCAGCTCAAGCCCGTTGCGGTGAAGTTTGCACCCGGCGGGGAGCAGATTTGTCGAGCCGGAGGACAGAGCGGTTGGTCTGACGATAGCGCGCGATGGCGTGCGCAGATTTGTTGTTGGCATTGGAGGGTAGATGCAGGTCGAGCCGGACCTTTTTCACGCGCTTGGAGACCGCGGCTTTTGTCAGCCCATGCTTGGCCGCGATGTCGGTCATGGTGATGCCCTCGAGATCGGCGTCGCCGAGGGCGAGGTAGAGCGCCTCGACGGTGAGGCGGCAGCGATCCTGCGCGGCGATGTAGGACACGAGGCGACGGGCGAACTCAAAGAGCTGGATTCGCGAATCGGGCTCGGGGGCCTTGGGGTCGAGGTCGTCGAACGGGAACGGCGACGAACACTCGAGGGCGTTTTCGTGCAGCACGCGCAGACGAAAACTGTTGAAACCTGTTGCGTCAACTTTTCTTCGGGGCGCCGTCGGTCAATTCCACCAGCCCGGTCGCGTAGGCGCCGACCAACGCCTGCCGGAAAGTGCTGCCCCAGTGGTCGTCGGCGCGCTTCTGGCGCCACTCGGTTTTGATCTCGCCGTTGGTGCCCTCTTTGTCGATCCGCTCATAGGCGGAAATCTGCATTTTGTAGTCGTGCAGCATATCGGCGTCGGCCGGGATTTCGAGGCGCGGCCCGGTGCCGCGCATGATCGCCTCGGCGCGGTCGAGCATCGCCGACTTGCTGAACAAAATCTGCCGGATCGGCCGCGCCTGCCCCTGCTGCTTCAACCCCAGGTAGGGATCGACGAACGACCACGTGAACGGCATGCGGACGTTGTTGACCAGGTAGTGCGGGGCCTTGTCGCCCTTCATCGCCTTCCACGCGTAGTTGCCGTCGGGCAGCACGCCGCTCTCCATGACGTAGGTGTAGACCTCGGCGGCCCAGTGGCCGGCGTCGATCAGCACGTTGGTGGCCTCGACTTTGTGGTCGGTGGCGATGCTGCGGAGTTCCTCGATCGACCAGGCTTTGCCGAACGCGACGATCCGCTGGGCGCCGCCCTTGGCGAAGGCGTGGACGCTCCAGTAAAAATGCCGGCCGCCCTTGCCCTGGACGTCGATCGACAGGAACCGCCGGGCCTCGACGAACGGGCCGGTGAAATCCGTGACCAGCTCGTCGACATACCGATCGGCCTTCGCGAAGCGAAACCGATCTTCCCACGGTTGGCCGAGCGACTCGGTGATGAACGCCTTCAGCGGCTCGTGATTGCCGAATTCGAGCGCGTGCTGCGCTTTGATGAACTCTTCCACGAGGCTGCGCCACTTGACCCACGTCGGCAGCATGGCGGACCACGTGTAGCTGACGAGGTGCGGCGGGGCCTTGGGGTTGTGGCTCACCCACTCGCCGTTGATCGCCATCGCCCGGCGGATGCGCGGCGTGTCGGGGTGCAGATGCCCGCAGGTCGGGCACACGTAGCGGAGGTGCGGGGCCAGGGTCTCGAGATCCCACCGGCCCTCGGCGTCGCGGGCGCCGGGCACCTCGGACCACTTCACGCAACGGTGCGTGACCGGGTGCTCGGCCTTCAGAAACTCGAACTGCAACTCGGCCTTCACGCCGCAAGCCGGGTTCTGGCAGGGCACGTGATACCGGCTCTGCGACCCCTCCAAAAACTGCATGTGGACCGTGTCGTGATCCTTCTCCGGTGTAGTGAGAATTACGATACGGCTGTTCCACCAGGTGCGCGTGCGCTTCATCACCATCGGCAGCGCCCAATCGGGCCAGTTGCGCACCTCGTCGAGGAGCAGGAACCGGCGGCTGCGGGACTGGAGCTTGGCCTTCGAATTCGCCCCGACGCATTCCAGCATCATCGTGGGGAAGAGAATCTCCATCGACTTCGCGAGGGTGCGCTCGTCGGGGATCTGCTTCGCCACGGGCGGGCACAGCCGCAGCGCGGGCATGAGACGTTCGTTGCAGAACTTGAGCGCCTCCTCGTCGGAGCTCGTGACCCACATCGTCGGGCTCGGGTCCTCGGCCACGATCCAACAGAGCAAAGCCAACATCGTCTCAGTTTTGGCTGCCTGGGCGGCGCACAAGACAGTGATCTGGCGAATCGCGTTGTTGGCGAGATCCTCCATCGGCCGCTTGACCCACGGGGAGTTGGCACTCTTCCAAAGCCCCGGAATCGAGCTGACCGGGACCATGTAGTTGTCCTCCGCCCACTGCCACGGGGGGCGCATGTCCGCCGGCTTCCACGCAAGCTGCGCGGCGCGGAGGACGGGGTTGGCGACAGGCGCGCTCACACCGGGTCTTCGCAGATCATCGAGGCCGTCTTCGCGTAGCCGGCAATATCGACGACGGAGTCTCGCTTATATTTGTGCGTGAGGCGCGAGAGCTTGAGCGCGATCATGCAGTAGGCGACCTGCTCCGGACTGATCGCGCCCGGGGGCAGACCGAGCAGGGCCTCCCACATCGCGGCGGTGCGGGAGAAATCTTCCGACGGGTGCCCGTATTGGGCCTGGCGATCGTGACTCACGAGCCGATCGGCCTCGGCGCAGATCGTCTCCGGTGGAGTCGCCGACGCCGCGGCCGGCGACGGACGCGCGACGAGTTGCTCGAGCGCGGCGATCCGATCGTCCTTGTGCTTCAGTTGGGCGAGCAGCCACTCCTGCTGCTCCGGCGAGAGCGGGAACGGCTCCCGGGAGACGGAGCATTCACGGAGGGCGGCGAGCAGGGCTTTGGGATTGAGGGTGCTCATGTCGCAGAAGGGGTGTCGGTCAACTCGGCGGTGCTCACGGTGACGCCGTGCAGCGGCCGGGCGGAGAGCTGGGCCAGCGCGCCGTTGATCTCGGTCTTCAGGGTGGCCTCGATCTCGACCTCGGTCATGCCGGCGAGCTGCGGGGCGAGCTTGCTGGGCAGACCGAGCAGGACGCGCTTGGCCTGCATGACCATGTCGCCGACCCAGATCTCGATGTCGGTGTTGGCGGTGAAGTCGCGTTTCTTGACCGAGAGCTCGAACTGCAACTTTTCGTTGGTCAGCCGGAGCTTCTCCATCTCGAGCTTCAGCTTGTCGGGCTGGGCGGAGTCGTCGGTCAACGCCCGCGACGCGAACTTCGCGCTGATGAACGTCTGCCACTCCGCGATCGGGTATTTGCCCTCGGGGCTGCGGCCGGGGCAGCCCTCGAGCTTCATCGCGCGTTGGATGATCTTCCGGTCGCGGGGCGGCATTAGGTAGCGGCCCAGCTCGGTCTGGTTGCGCGCGTGCTTCGGGATGGGGCCGCCTTTGCGGCCGACGGGCGCGGGCGGGGACGACGCTTCAAGGGACATGCGCAAGCCCAGGCTCGTCAACCGCTCCGTTTCATGTAGGGTTGCAGGTTTGAACCCTACGTGTTTCTACTAAGGTTACATAGCTAACTCATTGACTACCATTGCCGCTTGCAGGGTTGTAACCTTTACCATACCTTTTGAATGAATGAATGAATTTTATATAAGAGGAGGAGGTGAGTTAGGGAGAGAAAATGAAAAAGGTCGCAAACCCTACAACCCTGCAAGCGCCCTTGAGGATGAAGGACTTGCGAGTGTAACCTAACTTTCAGGCCTATTTCAGACCTACTACCTTACCTAGTGTTTTATGCTCAGCGACATTGAAAAAGCCACCGTCGCCCTCGCGGCCGGTGCCTGGTTGGTGAAGCGGAAACGCTTCCCGAGTGCGTGGGACGTCGCCACCGAGGGCTGGCCCGATCCCGCGGTCTGCCCGGTTTACGCGGCGGTGATCCCGCCGGATCTGCTCCGGGTGCCGATGGGGGCCGAAGCCTGGTCGCGGGCGCTGCGGAACCGGCACGACCCCGAGGAGAAGCAGCCGTGGGTCTTTGTGGCGGCGCCCGATCCCGACGACCGCGCCGTGTGGCTGGTCTGGACAAAGCAGATCGCGGCTGCTGGGAATTGAGCATGACCGAGAAACAACGCGAGATCTGGATGGGGGTGGCGGTGCTCGTCGGCACGTGCGTGATCGCCGGGTTCTACGTGAGCGGCCAAGTGCGGAGCATCCGCTCCGGCGTGCCGGCCAAGGAGGCGGTGTCGCCGGAGGTCGCGACGCAGAACTTTTACTACCTGAAGGGGCAGGAGGACGGCCGCGCCGGGCGCCAGTTGAGCGACCGGCAGCTCCGCGACTTGAGCATCTCGCCGGCCGCCCGCGACGCCTACCGCTCCGGGCTCGACAACGGGCGCTACGGCGCCCGTTAGGTTTGGGCTTGCGCGGACCGCCGCCACCGCCACGGTCGTCGGTGGCCCGGTCGTGCTTTTCTGTCTGCACTGCTTCGTGCAGTTTTGGTTGAACGGCCGGGCCGTTCTAGGAAACCCGTCGCCCGCAACGGCGGCGGGTTTTCTGTTTTTGCCCGGTCCCGCCACCACCACGGCGCGTTCAAAAATAGTCGTTTGCGGGCGCTTTTAGTAGCTTCGTAACTCGTTGGTTAGTATAGTTATGCATAACTATACTAAGTGGACGACGCGCGGGTGTCCGTGCTATTGTTTGGGTTCATCGGGCCGCTTTAGAACGGCGGCCCACTAACCAAAAACCAAAACAGGAAAGCATATGACAACAGCACTAGCTAGTTACCGTCTCGCGTCGTCTCAATGGCGCGCGGCCCTTCGCAATGGGACATTGCATGGTCCGTTTCTCCCTCAATCCGCTACGCGTCCGGCCGGACATTTTCGCGAGTTGGCGCTTCGCAATATTGCGAAGCGCGCCGCGTTCCAGGCCTACGGAATCGGCGCGCGAATCGGTTGCCGGTTCACGCTGACGGAATCCAACGCTGACGGAATCCAACCCATTGCAGGGACTAGGGCCGGCCCGAATCCCCTGCACGACGCGGCACAGCGCACGTTCGAGCGAAAGGATACCGGGCGCGCGCCGTCCTATCGCGAGACGGTTCGCGCGTTCGCGTCTAGCGTATCGGAAAAGCACATACGGCAAGCGAAGATGCAATGCGCGCACCTGCGGAACGAATTCGTTTGCGAGGTGGAAAGCGCGGTCGGTGAATTTATCGGCGCCCGCATGCACCGTTTTCCGAAACTCGCGGCGGATTTGCTCGCGCGTTTCGCGTGCGGCGCATTGCCGGCGTCCACGTCTCGCGCATTGCATCGGGCCGCACGTCGCGCATGCGACGCGCGCATGCGGCGCATGAGCGGGACGACGGCCCTAGTTTCGCCTTCGTTCTTTGCCGTGTTCGCGAGCGAACCGGACCAGAGCGCAGAACTGAACGCGGTGCTCGTTAACGCGCGAGTAGACGCGTTACTTGCAACGGTGCGCGAGCGCGCGAGCAAATCCGGCAACGCGGCGCGAGCGGCGCGCACACATGCGCAACTGTTGGAAGCGGCACGCGAGTATTTTATCGCGAGTATTGCAGGGACGGCAACGGAATTGCCTTCGTCCGGAATCGTTCGCGAGTCGGCTCCAGTCGGGTTTAACGTGTGTCAGACGTTTCGCGGGAAACGTCTGATTGCGTCGCGCCGCGAGGTAGTTCGTGAGACGCGAGGCGAACGGCTCGGTTCGCGCGCCCTATATCACCGGATGCGCCGTTTGGCGGATTTCACGCGAGACGCAGAGTTGCAGGATGCGCTCGCGAGGGTTGGCGCGATTGCCCAACAACGCGCGGCTCGGTAACTCGCAAACAAGCGAAAGCATAGAATAGCGAAGGGAGCGCGCTCCGGTTTATCCGGTGCGCGCTTTTCGTTTTCCGAAACTCGCGAACAAGCGAAAGCATAGAATAGCGAAGGGAGCGCGCTCCGGTTTATCCGGTGCGCGCTTTTCGTTTTCCGAAACTCGCAAACAAGCGAAAGCATAGAATAGCGAAGGGAGCGCGCTCCGGTTAATCCGGTGCGCGCTCTTTTGTTTTGCATCCCCAAGGGATGCGGTGAGCGCGATCAGGTCACCGGCGGTCCGCCGCGGTGACCGCGCGATTTGGTTAAATCGAAAATTTTCCGCGCAAGCGGCGAACGGTCCCATCCGTGACCGATATGACGGCATGACGCCGAGTGCGTCGCAAAGTTAGCGCGTTGGCTATAAACAACGCGGGTCTCGGCGAACCTTACCGTTGTAATGCCATGCCACGCTACTAAGGCGGCGGTCTTACGGTGTCAGCCTTAACACCGTGCAATTTCCATGAACCGCTACGTCACCACGCTCATTAACACGGAGCCGTCTCGACAGCAATCGAAGGCCGCGGCGATCCGTCGGGCCGCCCACGCCGTCGCGATGAACTCCCATCTGTCGCATTATTTCAGCGTCGGCGATCAATGGACGATCGACGACGTGAACGAAATTCGCGACCGGGCCGCGGAGGCTCTCGGGCCGGGTCCGGCGCCGAAGGTCTTCGCCAACTGATTTCCTACGTCCGCGCCCGTGCCACCCGTGCCGGCGGACTCACCCTTCCAGCGACCGGCGGCAATTCCGCCGACGGTCGCTTCCAGTGCAATATGATCCCAACCGTAGCGTCCCTCCTCAAGCAGTCCGTCGCGGACTTGCTTGAATTCATCACCGTCAACGCGGAGCTCCAAAAGAGCGCCGCCGTCAAGACCGCCAAGGGCATCATCGCCCTGGTCGACGTCACCGGCAGCGAATCCGCTGCCCGCGAGGCCCTGAAGAAGGCCCGCGTCTCCGACTGCACGGTCAAGAATGCCATGCAGCTCGTCTGGGCCTACGACGCCGTCGTGCGGCCCGGCCATGCCGACGAGAAATGGTTCGACGAGCTGCTCTACGCGCACGCCGTCGCGGTCCGGCAGGCCATCGCCAAGGTCGGCATCGTCAAGGTGTGCGAAGCGAAACTCTTCGCCAAGTCCGCGAAGGCGAACCTGATCGAGTTCGAGCTCCTCGCCGAGACCGGCCTGACCCGCGCCGAGCGGGTCGCCAAGGACGAGGCCGACGCGCTCGCCAAGATCGAGGCGGACAAGAAGGCCGCCGACGCGGCGAAGAAAAAGGCCGCGGAAACGCCGGCCGCGCCCGCCAAGTCGGGCGATGCGCCGCCCGCGAGCGAAGCCGACGTGGCCGGGCTCGTCGTCGCCAAGGGTGGCGACAAGGGCAAAAAGACCGTGGTCGAGCAGTTCGACGCGGTGATCGGCGCCGCCGAGAAGTTCCTCGCGGCCGTCGTGCCGGAAGCGGACGACGTCACGCTGGAGGCGCTCAAGACGCGCGCCGCGGCCATGCTCGTGAAGCTCGACGCGGCCGTGAAGGCCCGCGACGTGTCGGCCAAAAAGTCGGCCTGATCGGTCGACTCCATGACACGGCCCGCCGGATCGGCGCAGCCGTGTTCTTCCTTTCCGACTAAGCCTCGGCGCTCTGCCACGGAGCGCGGCAACAGAATCCGTGTTGGTCCGACCTGAACCCTTCGGACACGCCAAGTGGGTTCTCCCTTTCCCCGTCAGTCTCAACCCAACCGTCATCACCATGAGCATCGCCTCCCGTCAGCGTAACCCGAAACGTCCCACGACTTCCTCCCGCGACCCGATCGTCGAGGGCAAGCCGGCCCGCATCCCCGGCCCCGACAAGGGCCTGATCCCCTTCAAGGCGGTCGGCCTCATCAACGCGCGCACCGTGAAGACCCGCGGCGCGTTCGGCGACAACAAAGCGGTGCGCGAGGCGAAGATCGCCGCGAAGGCCGCCACGGCCGCCACGGGCGTGACCGCGATCCACGAGTCCACTTTCGTCTGAGGTGGCCCATGCCCGCTCCCCGACTCCCGGACGTCAGTTCGCCCCGCGGCGCTCCGATGGGACGCCCGGCGACTCGCCCGCTCAACTTCAACGAGCCGCTCAAGTTCTACCTGCGCCGTGTTCCGTTGAACCGGGGCGGGTATGACTCGGGCGGCGCGTATTGGGGAGTCGGCAACGATCTCTATCATGCGGTCTCCACTGAGGAGGTCCGCACCACCGCGCCGGCTTGGGTTTCCTCCGCGCCGCGCACCGTGGAGCTGTTCCTGCGGGCCGAGGACCGCGACGACGCGAAGGCGATCGTCCGGCAGACGTGCCCGCACGCTACGTTTTTCCGCTGAAACGTGAATTCCTGCTACGCATGTTCAATCGCCGTCGTCTCGAACGGCTGGTCCTCGTGCGCCGTTCACGGAACAACGAGCCGTCAGTGGCCCCGCGACTATCTATGCGCACCGCTGAACGCGGAACGCGACGCCCGAGGTGTCGCGCCCGAACCGGGCGGTTTCGCTAAATCGAAATTTTTCAAAGCATGAACGCTACAACGCATGTCTACACGACGATCGTGCCGCACCCGACGATGGGCGACACGTCGATCGACCCGGAGGCGCTCGCCGCGATGCGGCAACGCTCCCTCGACTGGCCCGATTGCCGCTGGGCCGCGGCGCAGTGCGTCGATCTCAGTTCGCCCAATCTCGGCCACCTCAAGTTCGCGGCCGTGGGGCCGGGCCGCGGCATCCCGTGCGTGACGGCGAAGTGCCTGTTCCACTGGAGCTATTACTTCGTGGGCTGGGTCAACCTGGAGACCGGCAAAATCCAGCCGGAGGTGCCGTGAACATCCACGACAAAGCCCGCGCGCTCGTCGCGCAATCCCGAACGCCGCTGGACCTCTCGACCGCCTACTCGCGGCTCGCCAAACGGCGCCGCGTCTACGGACGCACGACCGTGAAGCCCGGCGAATTCCACGCCATCGAAACGCCCCGCAACGTCCGACTCCCTTACCGCGATGACTGACACCACGCCCACCCGACCCGTCGGCTACGACGTCGATTACTTCCTGAAAAAGTTCGAGGCCATCCCGGAGGCGCGGTGGACCGTCGACGTCTACGAAAAACCGGACACCGGGCAGTTCTGTGCGCTCGGCCACTGCGGCATCAACTATAACGGCGTCTCCAACACCCCGGAGGCGCAGGCCTTTCGGGACTTGGTGGAGGCCTATTCCCAACGCCACCTCCCGCGGGACCGCTGCGCGCGGATCGCCAGCGTCAACGACGGCGAGGACGACCGCTACGACCAACCCACGCCGCGGCAGCGCATCCTGGCGCTGCTGAGGGACATCAAGGCCGCGTCGTGAGCACGCCCATCAAACTCGACCCGGACGCCGTCGCGGCCCTCTTCCGGCGCGACAATTCCTCCAGCCGGGCGATCAACGATCTCTATACTCTCGTGGTGCCCGAGCTGGCCGACCCGCGGCTGCTCCGCATCGAGGGTTACCCGACGTGCAGCCCGGACACGTGGACCGCGATCTGCCATCTCGCGATGGCGACTGACGGGCGCCGCAACGCCGAGCTGCCGTTCGACAAGCAATTCCTCTGCGGCGGCGCGTGGATGAACTGCGGCTTCAGCACCAACGACCGGCTCGGGCTCGCGCTCTGGGAAGTGCTCCCGGTGCCGGCGGACAAACTCATTTGGCGAGACGCCGACGCCACCCTTCTTCCGGCAGAGACCAGCGTCGCGGGATGATAGCCCCGCCGCGGATCGACACCGCGTTCTGCCACCACCTTTCCCGATCCCATGAATATCGCCAACAAAGTCCTGTGCGCAGGACTCAAAACGTCGTGTTTAGGCACGACCCTGACCGACGAGGCTGTGACCACGGAAGTCCTCGCCCGCCACGGCGCCCAAAAAGGCGCCATGCGCGTTACCAAGACTCGCCTCAAAGACGCGATGGAGAGCTTCAAAAAGCTCCGCAGCGAGGCCCGCCGCTACTTTAATGGAGAAACTCTACCCGGCATCAGCGACGACCTGCGGATCATCCCGTCGGCGCGGCTGGGCAAGCTCCAGGACAAGATCGCCGAATTCCGGAGCCGCGACGCTGAACTTCTCGGCAAGCTGCTCACGAATTACGCCGCGGAGATCGAGAAGGACCGCGCCGTGCTCGGCGACCGGTTCGACATTTCGCTCTACCCGGCGCCCGACGCGCTCGGCCAGCACTTCGACCTCCGCCTGATCGTGTGCGACCTGCCGAGCGGCGACTACGCCCGCGTGGCCGGGCTCGACGAGGCGGCCCGTGCCCAGATGCAGAAAGAGCACGACGCGATGCTCACGCAAGTGAGCGTGGCGGCGCGCAACGAGGTCATGCACAAGCTGACCGACCTGATCCAGAACGTCGCCGACAAGCTCAGCAACCCGGACGCCAAGGTCTACCGTGAGTCGACGTTCGAGAACCTGAAGGAGTATCTGGACAAGGTCCAGGAGCTCAACATCACCAACGACCCCGTGATCGAGGCCATGCGGGCTGAGGCCGCGACGAAGCTGAACCTGTCGATGAAGGTCGTCCGCGACAGCGAGGTGCTAAAGGAGCAGGCCGCGGCGGACGCGAAGGCGATCCTCGGCCGGTTCGGCGCGCTGGGCAACCGGAAGCTCGTCGCATGAAGGCCGCCGACCGTCGGAGATTCGCGGCCGTGTATCGGAGGGCCGCCGCTCTCGTCGACTGCGGCAAGCAGCATTACTCTTGTCTCGCTATCGACCACGCGGCCGGGTCCGCCACCCTGCTTGCGGACGACCTGATCGACGAATTTTGCGGTCTCTACGGCTGCCGAGGCTGCACGTTCGACCGCCTGTTTTTCGACCTGACGAATTACTGGCCTGACCGAGTCGAGATCCGCGAGATCCGCGTCCTGGCCCTGTGCTTGGCCGCGGCGATCGCGGAAGCGGGCGACCTGCCCGAGGTGTCGGAATGAGCACAACCGTCGCCGAGTTCATTTCGACTCTCCGACCGGAAGACCCGGCGGAGATGCCCCGCCTGAATTCGCTCGCGTCGTTCTGGCTTTGCCCGTCGGGGGAACTCCACGACGCGGGATACACCCATCACGAATTCGCACGGCGGCTCGGCGAAGACACCGACGGGTTGATCGCTAAGTCCTGGCTCCGACTCAACATTTCGCCGGGCGACGGACACATCCTAGTGCAGGGCCGGCGCCCCAATACCGCGCAGCGTCGGTGCCTCGACGATCTGCGATTCAGTCAACGGCTCTCCGTCGTCAACGACGACGGCATCGAGATCATGCCGACGCCCGAGGTATCGGAATAGATACCGGCGATTTGGTTAAATCGAAAATGAAGAACGTGCGCTGCTACGACAACGGCCTCACCTTCGACCGCTACACCGCGGTCTACCTCGACACCGAGGACCTGCGTGGACGCCGCGGCATCCTCTACGACTGCCGTGCGATGTCTTCCCAGCCCTTCCACCCGCAGGGCTTCGGTCAAATGTCCCAGTGCCACCTCGGGCCGCACCTCGGCAAGCGCATCGCCTTCGCGAAGCTCCCGCCGGATTGCCGCAGGCTGGTGAAACGGGATCGGACGCCCGAGGTGTCGGCGTAGATAGCCGCGATTTGGTTAAATCGAAAATTTATGAGCTACGAGTTTCATACGGAAGACTACAAGGGCTGCACCATTCGCATCGTAGCCGACGACGACCCCGAATCGCCCCGCGAGTGGAGTAACGTCGGCACGATGGTGTGCTGGCACCGCCGCTATACGCTCGGCGACGAGCAGCCCAAGTGCGACGCGGACGCGTATCTGCGGCAACTGGCGCGGGAAAGCACCCCGTTCAAACACCCGCTGCGGGGCTGGCTCGACCTTCAGGAAACCGCCGACAACCGCTACTGCTCGGATGCGGCCCGGCAGCGCATCGACCGGATCGTGAAGCTGAATCTCGATAAAGTCCTCGCGAACTTCATCATCCTCCCCCTCTACCTTTACGACCACAGCGGGATCACGATTAGCACGGGCCGATTCTCCTGCCCGTGGGACAGCGGCCAAGTCGGCTTCATCTACTGCACGATGGAGAAGGCCCGCACGGAGTGGAACGGCACCGACGAGGAAATCCGCAAGCAGGCCGAGGACTACCTCAAGCTGGAGGTCGAGACCTACGACAATTTCCTCACCGGGACCGTGGCCGGCTTCATCGCAGAGGACCCCGACGGCGAGGAAATCGACTCGTGCTGGGGTTTCTATCCCGACCGCGGCGAGTATTCCAAGCGGTGGGACTACCCGATCAGCGAAGCCCGTGCGGCGATCGACCACTGGTGCGAGAAGCAAGACCGCGAACGCGACGAGGCCGCCTACTGGGCCGCCCGCGGCGTCATGACCGCCCGATAGATTTCCCCATTGGCCGCTCCTACATCGGCCTACCTGGGTTTGCCCGCGTGAACGGACTGTTCGGGGACGAAGCGTGTCACCCGGACCGGGATGGTAGTCCCGGCACATCATACCCGTGTGTCGGGCCGAGCACGGGCGCCATTCGTCCCATCGGCCCAGCCTTTCCATGTCTACACGATCCGCCATCATCCTCAAAGTCGCACCCGGACAATATGCGGGTATCTATTGCCACAACGACGGCTATGTCAAAGAACCCGGCGTGGGGCATCTGCTCCACACGCACTACCGCGACCCACTGAAAATCGCAGGCCTGATCGCGCTCGGCTTCCTCAGCGAACTCGGTTCCGAGATCGGGGAGGAACACGACTTCAACGAGCGCCGCGCCCACGGCCCCACTCCCACGACGCGCAACTGGTGCCTCGCCTACCACCGCGACCGCGGCGAGTGGCTCGAACGGGTGCCCGGGCCGACGTGGCTGCACGTGGCCTACGACATCGCCCACGACGGCTACGTCTACGTCTACGAGGACGGCACGTGGAGCGTGGCCCGGGGCGGTTCGGAATTTCTCGAACCCCTCGCCGACGTGCTTGCCGTGCTCAGCGGCGAGACCGCCTGAACCCTTCAACTCACTCCACCATGTCCCACATCGAGTCCGTCAACGTCACGATCACCGATCTCGCCGCCCTGAAAGACGCCTGCACGGCGCTGGGCGTCGACTTCGTCGAGCACAAGAAAACCTACAACTGGTTCGGTCAATCCGTCGGCGACTACCCGCTGCCGAAAGGCTTCAAAAAAGAGGACCTCGGCCAGTGCGACCACGTCATCCGCGTGCCGGGCGTCAACTACGAGGTCGGCGTCGTGCCCGCCCGCAACGCCGACGGCACGGCCGCGAAGGGCTACACGCTCCTCTACGATTTCTGGGGGCACAGCGGCATGCACGACGGCCAAAAGCTGAAGGCCAAATTCAGCACGGGCCTCACGAAGCTCGTCGACGCCTACTCGCTGGCGGCGCTCAAGCGCAAGGCCTCCGCGAAGGGCCTGCTCACGACGACCAAAGTCGTCGACGGCAAAGTGCATCTCACGGTGCGGGGTTTTTGACGACGATGGACCACGACCACCGCACACTCCCGTGAAACCCTGACCGTCATGCTCTGGCTCTACACCAACTACTCGGGCGACCGCGTCGTGTTCCGGGATCTGTTGCCGGCCTCGCGACCGTATGGGTCGAATGAGAGCGAGGAGCATATTTCCGAAGACCCGGCGGAACTTCGCGACGCGAAGGAGCGGTGCGAGACCGGGTGCATCGAGGCCACGGCTTTCCTGTCCGGCGGCCATCGCTTCTACTACCCGAAGCCTCGCACGAATCCTTTCGGCGACCCGGAGCGCGACTGGACCGAAGATTTCTCGCACGAAAACGGCAACTACTCCTGTCGGTGCTTCCAGTGCGGGCTGACCTTCGTCGGCCACAAGCGCCGGGTGCAGTGCCGCAAGTGCGCCAACCCGTCCGCCCAATGAAACCCTGCCGCGGCTGCCCCTTCGCCCCGCCACGGCCCCGGGCGATCTCGGCGGCTCCCCGATCGAGGTCTACCTCGGACAGGCGGCCGGCCCGTTCCTCCTCAACTGTCACAGTGCGCCCGGCTATACGCCGGAACGTGCCCGGGAGAACCCGACGGCGATCCGGCAATGCGCCGGGGCCGCGATCTACCGGGCCAACTCCGGCGTGGCGCCGTTTCTCCCGAAGGCGCTGCTCCAACTGCCCGCGAGCGACGAGGCCTTCGCCGGCCCGGCCGAAATGCTCGCACACCACGCGGCGTGCGGGCGCGACGACGCGGAGGCGGCGCTGGAACGCACGCCCGTCGCGGAACTCGTGCTCCGGCAAATGCACCGGACGACCAACCGCTACCACGCGGTCCCGACATGAAAATCACCCTCGACATCCCGATCGGTCTGGCGCTCCGGCTCCGCAATCTCGCGGCGCTGCTCCGGACCGACAACCCGGACGTGGCCGGCCTCAAGGCCGAACTCCACAAGCACGGCATCGACCTCACCCAAATCAAATTCCCATGAGCAAAGAAGTCACCTTCATCATCGCCGACGGCAAAGTCGAAATCGAGGCCACCGGCTTCACGGGCGGCGCCTGCGACGCCGCGACCAAAGCGTTCGAGGAAGTCCTCGGCGGCAACGTCACGGGCAAGACCCGCAAACAGGAGTTCTACAAGACGGCATCCGTGACTCTCAAACAGGGGGCGAAATGAACGAGCGCGAACTTGCGACCGTGCTCGCGGCGCTGCGGTTCTGGCAGGACCGGGGCGCCTACGAGCGCGGGTTCTTCCGGGGGATCGCCTCCGACCAAGGCACGCTGGTCCCCCTCGACGAGGAGGAAATCGACGCCCTCTGCGAGAAACTCAACTTTCCCGCGACTTTCACCGTGCCGGACCAAGCCGCAGCCTGCCGAGAAGGCTGGGGATTGTTTCTCGCGGACGACCGCTTGGAGATCCAACGCGACGAGGGGGCCGCAATTTTCGAGACCAACGAAGCCGCGCTCGAGCACGTCCGGAGAAAGGCTGAACTGGGCGAGGACCTCCACCGACGCGCCCTCCACTTGCACTCCGCCGTGGGCGACAGACTCCCGTCATGCGCTTTGCGCCTACTCAACCCGTCATGAGTAAACCGCTCCGACCCGCCACGCTCAGGGATGCCGAGGTCCTCGTCGACTGCGAGGAATACCTCCGGAACGCCCGCATCCACGCCCGCAATGCCGGCGCCCCGCGACTCGTCGCGAAAATATCCTCCACCCTCAAATCCTGCGAGGGCGCCCGCCGCCACCTCGAACGCTGCCTCGCCCATGCCCGGAAAACCCATTGACCCAGCCCAAGCCGCCGTCGTCGCGCTGATGAGCGCCTCCATCGGCGTGCGCGCCGCGCAACTGAGCCTGATGACGCTCGACCTCGCCAAAGTCGGCGGGACCTTCGCCTTCCTCGATGGCAACACCAGCGAGGACGGCAAGCAAAGCTCCGTCGTCATGGTGATCGCCGGGCCGATTCCGAAGGACCTGCTCGACGGGCTCGGCAACTACTGCAAGGGCCTGCTCCAGGACCTCAAGAGCGGCGGCAACTTCACCGAAATCTTCGACAGCACGCGGGAAGAACCGCCCCAACCCGAATGAGCACCGACGCCACCTACGTGATCGAAAACGGCACCGTTGTCGGCCTGGCCGGCGGACCGTTGAGCCTGGCCGACATGGGCGAGCGCCGAACGCGGCGCGCGTCGCATCTGATCTTCGAGCCGTCCACAAACCTGTGGCTCGTGCGCGACGCGGCGAGCGACGAAATCATCTATAGCAACGCCGACTACGATGTGGCGTTGCAGTGGGAAGCGACCCACTACAACCGCCTGCTGGCGGGAGAGATTTAGCGAAATCGGCCCGTGGCGTAACGGGGAATGAATACCCGGCAACCCTTGGAAACGAGGGTTTGCGGGCAGCGTCCGGCCGCACGTCGGCCGGGGTGCAGGTTCGAATCCTGCCGGGCCGGCCACCTTTAGACTATGAAACCTGTTCCTTTGTCGCACCTGCGCCAGCGCATCGAGCTAATGCCTCGCATGCTCTTGGAGTCGCTCGCGTTTAATGTCGTGTATCTGCTCTACCACGTGCCGGCCGATCTCGACACGGGCGAGCCGGGTGGTCTCGACCAAGACAAGGAGTGGTCGGGCGACACGCTCGAGCTGGTCGCAGACCACGTAGAGGCTGCGGGGCTGCACCCCAGTCAACTCCCAACACCGCCGGCTCCGAGTCCGTCCGCGACCGAGGTCTCCAAACCGATCCCCAAGGCCCTGTATGATTTCGGCGAGGCCGTCGCCGACCTCACCCACAACTTCTCCTTCGCCGAATTCCTGCCGGAGGACTCCCGCGAGTTTACCCGGCTCTGCGTCGAGTGGGCGTCCGAATTCGAGGTCAAGCACGCCGGCCGCGTCTGGGACGGCGAGTATATCGAGGAGATCGACGCTTTTTTCACCGCCAAATACGCCGAATGGTTCGCCACCCCCGGCCAACCCAGGCGGCGCAACCACAAGCTGCCCACCAAATCCAAATGAAAGATCGCATCGCCAACTACATCCGAGCCGGTTACCCCGGTCTCTATATCACTTCCCACGAGGAGCAACGCGTCGAGGCCGTGATGCGTGAGGCCGTCGTCGAGGTGAACAAGAAGCACAACGACCGCCCGTTCGTCCTCCATCTGTGGAGCTGCACCGAGGGCCTGATCGAGGTCGGCCCCGACGCCGAGCACGACCGTTCCGGCCCCAAGCTCCAGGAGCCGATGGAAATGCTCGAGGCCTTCTACAAGGCCCCGCAGAAGACGATCTACCTGATCCGCGATTTCCATCTCTTCCTCGAGGACCGGAACGCGATGGTCTGGCGGAAATTCAAGGACGCCCTGTTGCAGGGCAAGGCCAACAACAAGGCGCTCGTGATCCTCGGCTGCCGCTTCACCGTGCCGCCCGAGCTGGAACGCGAAATCGCCGTGATCGAGTTCAGTCTGCCCGACCGCGAGCAACTGCGCGAGGTGCTGCATGGCCTGCTCCAGGCCAACGGCAAGGACGTCTCTAGTCTCGACGGCGACGAGGTCGGAATCCTCTCCGCGGCCGGCGGGCTGACGACGACCGAGGCCGAGAATGCGTTCGCCCTCTCCGTGGTGGAGCGCGGCAAGATCTGCCGCGAGATCGTGTTTCGCGAAAAGTGCCAGGCCGTGAAGAAAAACGGCCTCCTCGAGGTCGTCGACTCCCACGTGACGCTCGCCGACATCGGCGGCCTCGATGCCCTGAAGAAATGGCTCCTGGAGCGGCGCGACGCCTTCAGCGACGAGGCCAAATCCTACGGCCTGCCCACGCCCCGCGGCTTCCTCGCGGTCGGCAATCCGGGCACCGGCAAGACGCTCACCGCGAAAGCCTGCCGCAGCGTGTTCGACGTGCCGCTGCTGCGGCTCGATGCCGCGAAACTCTTCGGCTCGCTCGTCGGCCAGACCGAGAGCAACTGGCGCAGCGTGCATGCGACCGCGAAGGCGATGGCGCCCTGCATTCTGCACATCGACGAGGTCGACGGCGCGATGAGCGGCGGATCCTCGTCCGGGTCCACGGATGGCGGCACCACGAGCCGCGTCATCAAGAGCATCCTCCAGGACATGCAGGACAACAGCGAGGGGATCTTCTACGTGCTCACGGCGAACGACGTGGACAACCTGCCCTCGCCCCTCCTGCGGCGCATGGACGAGGTCTGGAACGTGGAGCTGCCGAACGAGAACGAGCGGCTGGCCGTCTGGACGATCCAGATCCGCAAAGCCCGCCGCGATCCGCGTAAGTTCGACCTGCCGAAGCTCGTCAAGGCCTCGGAGGGCTACAGCGGCGCCGAGATCGAGAAGCTCGTGGCGCAGTCGCTCTACACGGCGTTTGCCGACAGCCATCGCGAGCCCACGACGGGGGACATGCTCGGGCTCATGGAGACGTTCATGCCGATGTCGAAGACGATGGCCGCCGACATCGCCCGCCGCACCGAGCGCCTGAAGGGCGTGGCGAAACTCGCGAGCGGCGTCGCCGCCGCGGGCAACCCGGACAACCGGGCGCCGATGGCCCCGAAGGGCACCCGCAAAATTAGCTTCACCAAGGCGGCGTGATTTATGAGTGACATCCTCGACACCCCGCAAGGGAAACGGGCGTGGAAGCAGATCGTCCGATGTTTCCAAAAAGCGCCGCACGCCTTGGAACGAGGATGTGGCCGGGACACGCTGACCCATTGGATCGCCTGGGCTACGCCCAGGAGCCGTGGCAGCTTCGCGTATCGCCTGTATCCTTCCAAGCACTACCGACAAACCCTCCTAGCGGCAGCCGCTCGCGGGTGGGTCGAGGTGCTGCCGCCGTCCCCTTCCGGGCACTCCCGGTTCAAACTCCTCCGATAGCCGTCTGAACATGGACCACGAAATCGACAACCCAACCCCCGACGACGCGGGTCACCCAATTCGCCTTGAGCGACGGGCTGGTGAGGCGGGTCGGCGAGCAACTCACGGCCGGTGCGCTCCGCTACCTCAGCCTGTTTGCGCTGGTCATAACGCTCCTACTGATCGTCTTCGCACTCGCTCGCGACCTCCTCGAGATCGGCGTCGACGACAGCGACACCTCGGCCCGCGAGCGCAGCGGCCTCGCTATACACACCGACGCCAAGACGGGCGTCCAATACGTCAGCACCCCGGGTGGCGGCCTGCATGTGCGGGTCGATGCCGACGGGAAACCAATAACCTCGCCAAAATAACAGGTTTCAACAGTTGACGCGGAACCCGTGCCGAAGATGCACTAGTCGGATGTCCATTTCCCTACACCGTTACGCGCCACGCGGATCTTCCGCGGAAACTCGTCTGTCGTTTCGGACTCGCAAAACAGACTCTTGCTGGTTTTGGGAAGGCCACCGAAATACGCTCGGCTACGGCGTTATCCGCCACCAGCGGAAAACTTGGTTGGCGCACCGCCTATCCTACGCCGTCCGGGTCGGCCCAATCCCGCATGGATTGCTGGTGTGTCACAACTGTGACAACCCCTCGTGCGTCCGTCCCGATCACCTCGTTCTGGGCACCGATCGCGACAACACGGCGGATTCCGTGTGGCGAGGCCGGGCGCGAAAAGCGAGAGGGGAGATCCACCTGAGTGCCAAACTAACCGAACAGGACGTCCGAAAAATCCGACAAGAAGAACAGGGATACGGTTACGCCGTGAAACTCGCCAATGAGTTTGGCGTATCCGTAAGCGCAATACAAAAAATTCGCCAAAATATAACCTGGCGCCATCTCCTATGAAGTTCAAGCCACTGCTCGCCGAGGCCGTCGAAGACGTCGCCTCCCTCAACTACCCCGTTATGGTGAGTTGCAAACTGGACGGCATCCGTTGCCTCATCATCGACGGCGTCGCCACGTCCCGGTCGCTGAAGCCGATCCCGAACCGGTTCATCCAGTCCGTGATAGGCAAGCCCGAGTTCAACGGCCTCGACGGCGAATTGCTCGTCGGCGACACGTTTCAACAGTCTACGTCGGGCATCATGTCGGAGGACGGCGAGCCGGATTTTCACTTCGCCGTGTTCGACAATATCACGAACCCGAACGCCCCATTCGTGGACCGGCTGGCCTCACTGCAAGACTTCCCTCTACACCCGAGGATTCGGATCGTCCCTCACCACACGGTCAACAGTGCGGAGCGTCTGCGCTCGCTGTATGAGGGGTTCCTCGAGGGCGGCCACGAGGGGGCGATGATCCGTCGACCGGACGGGCACTATAAATTCAACCGCTCAACGCTCCGTGAGGCCCTGCTCCTAAAGTGGAAACCCTTCGCCGACGCCGAGGCCACGATCGTCGGTTTCGAGGAGCGCATGCACAACGCCAACGAGGCGAAGACGAACGCCCTCGGCCGCACGGAGCGGTCGTCGCACAAGGACAACCTCGTGCCGATGGGCACACTCGGGGCGCTCGTGTGCATCAACTCGGACAAGTGGCCGGGGCAGACCTTCAACCTCGGGACCGGCTTCGACGACTTCACCCGGGCGAATATCTGGGCGAAGCAGCACGAGTTCCTGGGCAAGACCGTGAAGTTCAAGTATCAGGCGATCGGCACCGTCGACAAGCCGCGCATCCCGGTGTTTTTGGGGTTCCGGGATGGGAGGGATGTGTCGTGAGCGCCGCGCATACGCCGGGACCCCTCGAAGCAGGAGAGCTGGCCGCACCGGCCTACGCACCGCAGTTCGGCATCTACGCCCGGGGCACGATCCACCCCCTGGCGATCGTGATGGGCGACCGCGCCGAGGCGGATGTCGTCTTGTTCGCCGCCGCGCCGGAGCTGCTGCGCGAATTGAAGATCGCGGAAAGGTTCATGCGCGGCTTCGAGGGTGACGAGGTGCAGAAGGGCGTTGACGCCCGGCTAGCCGGCATGCGCGCCGCGATCGCCAAGGCGGAGGGCCGGTCGTGAGCGCCGCACCCTTCGGCGATTTCCGAATGGGCGGGCACTCCACGCCCGAAGCCCGGAGATTTCTCGGCCTGAAGTGGATCCGCCCCGCCGTCGCCGACTCGATCGTGGCGCGACGAGGCGACCACTTTATCCAGACCACGCACGATGCGGCCGGGTTCATCGTGTGCCACCCGAACGGCATCAGCCGAATCTACTACGATGTCGATGAGGCCTTCGAACACATGAAATGGAAGGTCCCGTGAAATACACCCGCCTCGCCCGCTCCTGGGAGAAACAGACTTGGTATCGGCTCGAGAACGGGTGGACGGCCGTCGTCGAATATAACCCGAGCTACGGCGAGTTCGTCAAAGCCCTGCTCGGGCCTGGCGTAGACGACCCGTGCGGTAAAGACGGTCCGGTGTGGCTGGCCTGCAACGGGCGGCCGCCGTCCCTGGGCGCCGCTCACTACAACGCTATACTCAAGACGACACGTTACGTGGACCTGCCGGCGTTCGCCGCGCCGTGGCGATCGCCCGACTGGCACGGATTGGTCTGGCCTGACTTTCTACGACAATGACCATCTACAAATTCCCGATCCCGATCCAAGACACGTTCACCGTCCCGCTGCCGGATGACGCCGTAGTCGTCCATGCGGGACTCGATCCGCAGGGCGTGCCGTGCCTCTGGGCGCGGCTCGACCCGAACGCACCGCGGACGGATCGCGTGTTCCACCTCCGCGGCACGGGCCATCCGGTCCCCGACGACCTACACCATATAGCGTCGTTCGTGAACGGCCCGTTCGTCTGGCACCTCTTCGAATGAGCGCCACCGCCCACCCGCCGATCGGCCAGCGCACCTACGTGCTCGGGATCATCGACTCCCACGGCGCGGTCCACTCAGTCCTGGCCCGGCATCCCGGGCAGATCCACGAGGACTTCTGGCCGGTGGCGTATCGGAAATGGCGATACGCGACATGGTGCAAACAGCTCTGCGTCCTCGGGGACAAAACCGAGAGCGTGGAGCACCGGCTCACCGTTGAGGAAGTCGATGCGATCGAGCGCCACCTCGAAAAGAAAGGCCTGCGATGAACGAAATCGAAATCACCACCACGCCCACCAAAACGCCGCTCCTGAACCGGGCCAAGGTCAAGGCGCTCGCCCTGGCCTGTGCCCAGCGCCGGGCGCGCAAATTCACCCGCGTCAGCAACGAGTTCTACGTCGGCGCCGAGGCTGCGTTGCGGAACTACATCCACCGCCACGTGGAGAACCATCCCTCGGTCGGGGTGACGATCCGATGAAGCCGAAGCGGAAGCGACCGAAGTGGGTGCCGCTCATGCCGCTGAACGAGGCCCGCGATCAAGCGACGTTCCAGGCATTCCTCCTCGCAGAGATAGGGCGCAACCTGGGGCTGCCGCGAGACTTCGTCGACGAACCCAACACGCAGGTCTGGGCGCCGTGGTCGACGTCGGCGCCCGCTCCGATTCCGCGCCAGCCTGTCTCGCTGACCTACCCCGGGATCAGGCAAAGCCGCCGGGTCGTGCTCGAGCTCGGGTTCCGCGGTTACGGTCTGGGGGCCGAAATGGTGGACCCGACCGGGGACCTGCTCGGGCTCATCGAGCCGGGAACGCGGCGCTTCGATCCGGTCCCGGGCGCGTGGGAGGAGACGATGACCCTGGGGCTGGCTCTGTCGCGGCTTCAGGCCGTCGGGGCAAAGTTCGATCTGATCGTCGCCGACCTGACGGAGATGCCGGATCGGCTGCCGGCCGTCGGCGCATTCGCACCCAAGCAGGAAGCGCCGTCCGGGATCGGGCGCCGGCTCCTGGCTGACAGCGCCCCGAGTCGCAAACCGGAAGCGCCGACGATCAATTCGGTCGAGGCAGTGTCCCGGGCTCTCGACCTCTTGCTGTCGCCGGAAGGCGAGGCCTTGCTCATGCGACCGTGGACTGCGGGACGGGAGCGCCATCCTCGAACCTGGCGGATTCACCTGGACGACATGGGGCGCTGGGAAACGCACTACATCCGGATGTGGGGTGCCGGAAACGTCATCCCGATCATCAACCACGTCGCGCCCCATGTCTCCGGGGTGGACGGCCACTTACGTTGCTGGACGCGCGGGCAAACCGCCGCGTTCAAGAACGCACTTCGGGCCAGCGGGACGAAAGGGACAAAAACCGTCCCGCTGCCCACGATCGGTCGGCGCCTCGCGTAGCGGGCGCACTTCCTCGAAAAAGCCGGTTTTCAGGTCAAAACCGACTGAGACTTGCTCGCAAAAAGTTATCACAGAGTATTGATGCGTTGCGTAACCTGCGAGCGATGAACACATTACAAAGAGATTCCTTCCTCCACGGTGGATCAATTTTCAATGACTTATGAAAGCACTTAACATAATGCCGGCACGCGTAAGCATCGCGA